CCTCCTGTTGATTTTGGATCGAGTTGTGGTTGTTTTGGTTCAAATTCTGAATTATGTACAAACGCACCATTCCATTCTCTAACCATTTCTCTATATGGAAATTCCATACCAGATCTGTCTGATATTGCTTTTGCATATTTACCTGTTGCGTACTTAGACATTATGTTCCTGGGTAATAAGCTTTTGGTGTAATAAACGTACTTGAAGCTGAACCATCCTCTGCAAGAGCTCTAGCTAATTCATCTTCATAATATAATTTCATTTGTTGAACTAATTGTGGTTGAAATTTTTGTGAAAGATAAAATGCTAAACCTGCAACCATACAAGGTACAAATCTAAATGGTACATCTGTTGCATTTGTATAGTCTCCTACATCTTGAATTCTTTTAATGTAATAAAAATGCATATCTTTAGATGCATTTGTTGAATCGGGTGTTGGATAAACACTAATACTTACATGATCAATGAATCTCTGGACCCAATATTGATTAGGTGTGCCTTTTGAAAGTTTATTTGAAAAACCTGCATAAGTAGATCTATCTACTTTTGTCATTGGTGAATCTGATTGAGTTGTTGCTGTTCTATTGTTTCTTAATTGTGCTTCAAGGACATCGGATATTCCATAAACACCATTGGGATTTGATGTAGCACTTGTACCATCTGCAGCTTCTCTAAAGAATTTATACTCAGCTTGTCCTTCTACTAAATCTAAATCTAGTTCTCCTACTTCCCAATAATGAATTCCTCTGTTTCCCCATTCTTGAAATAAAATATTTAAAGATCTTCTAGCAGATTTAAGTTGATAACCTGCAACGTTTTGCAATCCAATACGTTCAAAAGAATCTTCTATTATTTCATCAATAGCAAAAGTTTTATCGAAAGTTGTTGTTTCCGAAGTAGTATTAGCCATTTATACTCCTACGATTCGTAAACTTTAATCCATTCACAAACAATTGTACCTGTATCTCCATCTGTACAAGCTGGTAAAACGACATTTACATCACCAGTGAATCCACTAGCATCAGTGTTTTTTAATCCACCAAAAGATGTATAATCGTATTCCATTTCACCTGCTAAAGTTTGAAATACAACATCTGTTGTTGCATCCCATTGCATTCTAATTGCATCAGCTGGTGCTGTTACTGAAACATTAAAACTAACTTTGTTTAGTCTTACAGTTTTGCAAGTTTTACCATTGTTTGATGCTAATGTAGAAACGTCAACTATTTTAGTTGTGCTTCCAGAACTATCAGAAACCACATTGTAGTGAGTGATAAGTTTTTTTGATCCGTCGAATACAGTTGTATTTAATACTGTGTCTGCCATGTGTTGTCCTCCTTTTAAAGAGCGCTTGCATTACCAAGCGCTCCGAGTTTATTATTAATTACGCTGCAAATACAAACGCACCAGTAGTCTGAGTAGTCTCAGCTGCTAGTTGTGTTGCAATATGCCATGTGCCTTTTTCATAACAAATGAAAGCAATTTTTCCACCAGTAGTCAACAAATTAGTTGCTGCGTTAGCTGGTGTAAAAGTTAATTTAGTTTCATTTGCTGCTGAAGTGTCAAAAGTAACTTCTGCTGTAGCTCTTGATTCAATTACTGAACCAGTTGCCCAAACATCAGATCCCGCTGCATCAAAAACTAATGTAGCTGTTCCACCTGTAGTATCTTTTGATTGACAATAAACTACTACTGAACCTTGCGATGCCGCAGGCAAAGTACAAGTTGCAGCTGCTGCACCTGTATAATTTATTACAGAAATAGTGTTATCTGCTAGTGTAATACTAGTAGCTGTTGCTACATCTGCGATTGATAAACCAGTTAAGTCAGGCATACCTGAACTCATTCTAGTTGTTACTGCTCCCGTAGTTGCATTTTTAGTTGCAACTTGGAAACCTTTTTCCGAACGGACTGGTCCGTTAAACGTTGTTGAAGCCATAATTATATCCTCCTAGTTTCCGAACATAGTCTCTAGGCCGTCCACTATATGGGTCTATGTTCTAATTAATTTATATAGTAATTTAATTGTATACTAGTTTTGAATAGAGTGCAAGAGAGCCTACGGTATTTATGCATTTCAGCGATGTAGCTTTTGATTAAGTAGCTACAGAAACTTGTGGAGCAGCGCCTTCAACGCTATTTTGTCTGTGAGCAATAGCTGCTTCTTCCAGCTTGATCTCAGTAATGACTTGTTTAACTTTGTCATCAATTCTGACCATTTCAAGAGTATATCTATTATTGTCAATATGCTCCTGTTCCCACTTCAACTCCAAGGACCTTTTTTGTTTGTATAGGTCTTGTATCATCAACAACCTCCTCATAGGTTATTCTGTTTACTCGGTTATCATATGATATACCAAGATATTCCCAATTTATACTTTTTTCTCCCAATTTGTCAAGGATCGATTGTTCTAGAGAAACGGCATCATCTTCAGACAAAACTTTAAATTTTGCATGATGATCGTAAGCCCATATATTTACTAGGAAATTTTTCATCTTCTTATCAGTTTATGTTGTAAATGGGGCGATTTTTAGACCGCCCCATAAAATTTAATGATTACGCACCTTCAACGCCGAAGATACCTCTAGGGTCTGATACTCCAAATGAGTATCTTTCTCTAGCTTTGTATCTAACGTTTCCAGTATCAAAGTCACCTTCCATTGCAGTTGTCAATGGAGCTCTTGTGAACATTTTCATACCATTTGGTACGTCTGTAATGATGTAGAATGCATCAGAGTCAGTTAAATAGTTATTAACTCTGTATCCTTGCGGAATCATACCCATAGATACGATTGCATTGATATCATTATCAGCTGTTCCAGTTCTACCTTGAGATTTCATTAATCTCTCAGCTGTAAACTGAAGCTCTTGAGGAATAATCATTTTTACTCCTCTTGCTGCAACTTTAAGACCTCTTTCGTCAGTCATAGCACCTATATCTATAAGTGATTGTTCTAACGAAGTTTCGTTAAGGTCTGCCTGCGTTGTAAGGGTATTTTGAAAAGTACCATTTAACGTAGGGTGAGCTGTATTAAACAAGCTAACTCCATCACCTGAATCAAATGTATCAGTTGATGGTAAACCGTTGATTAAAGGCTCAACAGATTTTACTTGTTTAGCATTACTCATAGATCTAGCTAAAGCTTTTGTGTATCTAGCAGCTAATCTATCGTAGAGGTTATCTTCGATAGCTTCTTCTGTGATAGCAAATGCTAAAGCTACAGTCTCATGTGAGTAACGAGCTGTGAAAGTCTCTTGTGCATCGTCAAATGCTACTCCAGAACCTTCACCTTTTACTTGTGCGCTTCCGAATCCTGATAACATAACTTCTTCTTCAAAAGCTCTGTCAGATGATTCGTTAGTATAAATCTCAGCATGCTGATTTTCATACCTTTTGTATTCCAAGCCGAACAGTGCGTTCAAACCTGGCTCTAGTTCTTTAACTAGTTGTGATCGTGATATTGCCATGATTGTTCTCCTATTCTAGGCTTAAGCGTCTCTAGTCCATAGAGTTGCTCTGTTATTGAATACAACGACAATGTCTGCACCAGCTGCAGCTAGATCCTCTTGATTTGGAACTTCTGCTGATCTGATTATTCTAAACGCTCTACCGTCATTATCGGCTTGAATGTCTAGAGTTACGATTGATGTGCCGTTTTTATGTGAACCGTGGTTGTTAAGATTGCATCTTCCAGCAATGTTAGAGGCAGCCACTGCTGCGTCTGCTCTTACAATGTATTCTTGGAAGGGGTTATCATTAACGAAACCAATGCCATCATTATTACCAGTGTTGTTGTTTGTTGCAAAAGTAGTTCCTGACGCTACAAAATTAGCAAATGTTGGTTTGCTAGTTGAGTTGTCAATATAGAACGCACCATTGAACACTCCTAGGATTGGTTGCACGTTTGAAGCATCCGCATCCCAAGAAGCACCACCAGTTAGACCATCGTCCATAGTAGCATGAGTTATATCCTGAATGTAGCTCGCATCTCCGCCAGATGTATACTGTAAAGAAACGGGAGCATGACTGTGGATATTTTTACCCAAGCCACTTTTGATTTTGTATTTAGACTGTCCAGACGTTGCAGGTGTATTCCCCAACGCAAGAGACATTCTAGCACCAAAACCAGTTGTACTTGTGTTAGCCATAGTTGTTTTCTCCTTATGTGCCTGTCTTCGAAAAAACTTCCAGCACGATTAATGTTAATCGATGATATTTAAAATTACTTTTTCGTACCACCGAAGGTTACACGGGATTGCCTTTCAACATTGATAGGCATCCTACTATCCTGCTCCTTCATTAGATCGTTTTTTACTGCTTGATCACGGTCTTGGTGTCTACCAGTCATGTAATCTTGTCTTTGTTGTGCGATCTCGTTAGGTACCTTCGCAAGCAGAAGGCCACCGACCCCAATCACTCCCTTGTATTTCCCGTCTTCGAGAACAGGATAATCGCCTGCGTTTTCGACTTCTTCGGCACGAACTAATTCATAACCTTCTCTTAAACGTCCAGTTATATTTTTCGTATCTTGAAATCCTACGACTTCAGCTCTTATCCATCTATACCTGAATCCATCAGGTGCAGGGGGTGCATCTAGAGAAGATGGTGGAACCCACACTTTAGGTCTTTCCGACTTTGTTCGTGTTTGGCTCGCACGAGAAGTATTTTTATCTTTTTCCATTTTACGCTCCTTCCGTGTTTTTCAATTGTTTTGCGTACTCTTCGAGTGGCACTCCTAATTTTTTAGCTATTGCTACTTGTGAAGAAGTGAGTCTCACAGTTTTGCGACCTGGCTTTACGCTTCTTTGTGCTGAGGCGACCGTTTGCACGGGAGCTGTCGTAGTTGTTTCAGTATTACCAAATTTATGGGGAAAGTCAACTCTAATACGTTTATCAACTTCCACATAATACTCGTCAGAGCTAGGATCAAACCCTTCTTTTTCAGTAAGATCCTTATGTATCTCAAATGCAGTATAAGTCATCGCTCTATCACTACCAAACCAAGTATTTTTTGATGCCCAAGCTTCTGCTCTAGGATCAGGATTATCTGGTTGTTTTGTAATATCAGGTGCGTTTTGCACTTGAGAAGGTTTTGTTGGTTTATCCTCTTCTACTATCTCCTCT